TTCGTGTAAAATAAGACGTCTCTCTGCTTCATTTATATCAATCATATCTCTATCCTATTATGTGAGGGTTATTGTGTATGTGTGTTATAGTTTTATCATTACGTTTACAAATGCTGTAGGTGGCATGTTGTTGTGGGTAGCTGTACTGGAGCTTGAACCTGTTGATGTTACCAAGTTATTATTTACAGCATTGGTGTATGTGGAAAAGTTATCAGAGTATTTAGAAAAGCCCTGACAAATATAACCGGAAGCGTAACTACCACCATTGCTTTTAGCTGACGAGCTACTGGTTCTGATACCATGGGTGTGTGCGGGAATATTATCTACACCTAAAGTAGTGGTTTCTTCGCCGACAGTAGCACCGAGTCCTCTAGTGGTTAATCCGCTACCACTTCCGGCTACACCTAATGCTCTACCTAAAACTTTCGGAAGTATGAGCCGTTTGTTAGCAGTCCAGTCTTGAATAGCTGTAGTTTTGGTAGAGGTTGATCCAGAAAAGGACTGAAGCGTGCAGTAGTCGTTATCCCACATCAACATAAACAGGTCATAGCAGTCAGCACTTGCAAGCGAAGTAGCACCTGACATTGCATTACCGATACTACCATCATCAGCGAGTACCCAGCCATCATCAGCAGTGGTTTTATAGGTCAGTTTCATATCACCAGTAGACCAACCAAGAGCAGACTTAAACTCTTCAGAAATAGCAGACTTCGGAAGTGTCCCCTCTGCAATATAGCTACCGTTGATCGGGTAGCTTAACTTAGCCATCGTACCCAATTTCAGAAGCTCTATTACTTCATCATTGTCAGAGCAAGCAAGCAGATTCTTAATGTACCCAGTAAGTGCAACAGACTGCATATCTTCTGGTCCGTTGAAGTAGGGGAGGGCATTCGAGGCTTCCGTAAGTTTAGCCAGAGATGTCAGCAGTTTACTAATTGGCTGGTAATTGTCCCGAACCCAGTCAGTATATGCTGGCGACCGTCCCTCTTCATTTAGCTGTACCCATTCCGGTTCAGGGTCAGCAGCAGTTAATTGATAGTTACCTTTCCCGACCAGATAAACTTTCATACCGACATTATCAGCAGTAACAGACGGGAAAGAGGACACACGTCGAAAGCCATTCTTCGCAGCGTCATCTCTTGCCTTAATACTGTCCAAAGATTCGTCAATGTAGTCTGTGGGTAGTATGTCTGGGTATTCAAAATCTGTTGTAGTTGTGTCTGCCATCATTCTCTCCTATTCTCTGTCTCGCTCACTCAATTAAACCCAATCGATTATATTTCTATGTGTACCTGTTTTGGCTTTCTCGGTTTGCCTAATTTCACACCCTCAAACAGGCGACCAGTAATCTTTCCGTTTATCAGAATGCTAAATTTTTCCAGTGTAGAATAGAACTCATAGAAAAAGATCCACCAAGCCATTATAATTTCTTCTGGTGTCTTACTGGAGGCCAACAGTTCTGCAAGCATTTCAAACTGGGAGAAGGACCATTGCAAGTAGATATTGATCACATAGTTAATATCATCTTCGGACCAACCCTCGTCAATTAACTTTGCTTTAACTTCGGCAATGTATTTGTTCTTGAATGATTCTATGCTCTGTCTGTGATAATCGTGGTAAGAGCAGAACTTTTCCCTTGAGAGCTTACCCTCACGAAAGTCTTTTAGGTCGTTCTCAAAGTTGTCCCGAAGTAAGACCAGCATGGATTTAATAAGATAGTGATAAAGCAAATTGCGGCCCATATCCGGTGAAAGAGCAAGGGACGCAATTTTAACGATCTTTGCAGAGATACGATCCATAAACATTTCGGTTCTGATCTCAAAGGCATTCTTCTCTTTTTCTATTTCTATTTTATCCTTACCAATCAGATCGTAGCGTATAAAGGAGAACAAGTTTTTAATGGATGGCTCGAACTTTATCCATAGTAGCAAAAGTATAATCACAAAAGTCAGGTAAACGTTACTGGTTAAATGCGTCAGTAGATCGTTCGCTGTCATCTCCATTGGTTCTCTCCCTATACAATAATAACAACTATATACCAAGTTTCTGTTTAATTGTCAAGATGTCATTCTGCATAGACGTAATAAGATCCTTTACGTCTGCCCCAAGTTTATCATACCCTACAGCAGCGTCAGCAATATTGGCAGCTGAAACATTTTGTGAACCCAGTAACTTATTCTGGACAGCTGTTGCCAGTTTATCTTCGGAAACAGATCCAGTCCCCAGTTTAGCATTCGTTATTGCTTTATCATTTATTTTGGCAGTCGTTACGGAACTGGCTGCTAACATATCGGTTGTGATTCCGCCATTAGGGATACTGTTCATATTGACTGGTAGAGCTTCGGCCATTTTGGAAGAGGTTATGCTGCCGTCCTTGATTTCTTCTGCACCGATAGAATTAGGCGAAACGGTTATGTAAGAGGTTTTTCCGATATTAAAGATTTGTAACTTTGAGCTAGCTGATGGAGCTGCCTCTAACACAACCGTATGACCGTCTCCTTTAACGGAGAACTCTGATTTCTGTAGTTCTTTGCCGGAAACATTCACAGAAAGGCACATAGGGTTCAAAATATCTGTCCCGAAGTCAAATTCTTTGGTAGTCCCGTCCCCGTCAAATGTCTTCACTATCGGGGTGTAATCATATTCAAGCAGAGAGGCGGACTGGTTAATTTCTATGTTTTCCCCGACAGCCGGAGCAACTTCAAATGTAACACTCTCCCCGTCATCGGTCAGACTATATGTAGACGGTGATTGCTTTACGCCATCTATGTAAATGTGAACTGTTGCCTTATTGCTGGTATAATTGGGGAGGGCAAATGTAGTGGTTGTTCCCGTACCAGTATATTCCACACTGTCGGCTGGAAATACTACGGTGTTCAGGTTGTTTCTTTTTACCAGTATATCCAAGACAGCTTTCACGTCAGCTGTTTCTTCTGGGACATCTGGGTGGTCAATCGTGTAAGCAATCTCTTGAGGCGTTAGGTATTTGAACAGGTTTACGAAGTTAGTCCCATCGTAAATAAAGAGGCGGTTCAGATCAGTACGCCAGTTCGGACGGCCGATGTCTGTAGAGGTCTGGTCAGTGGTAAAAGCGTTCCCAGCAAAGAAGTTAGAAGCATTCCGGTCACGTTCGAGTAATCTTCGCCATGTAGCAGAGATCGCTTCTGTTCCCTTAATATCCGGTAAAGTCTTGTCGTTCGTTGCCATTTCTCTCTCCTTAATTAGTAACCAGTTGCCAGCCAGCTAACCGTTCCTGTTGTGTATGTTCCAGGAAATTCAGTTGATTCTAGCATAAAGGTAAACTCTTTTGTGGTTTTAGTCAATACTTTTACTCTGCATGGTTCAGTGTAGTTAAGTATATTAAACATTAGCTCTTCGGGTGGGTAATAGTAGAATTTTACGAACTTAACCGTTGTGGGTTCTGTGGTGCTCGTAACCTCAACTGTCCCCCTACTAATAATATCTTCCACGTCCACATTCAGCTTAGCCCCATAGATACCCAGTTTCGTGGACAGGTTATATGTACGCAGCCGAATGCCAATGATTGCTTTTTCGTAAGTATATTCACCTGGCACAAGCGGACGGGCATCTTCATACTCAATAGGTGTTCCCAGAGAGGCTATTGTCTGCAGATTGGATAAGGTCGTTCCGTTGTCGTTAAATTCCACATCGTTCAAGACAATATTCTTGTTAGTGAATGTAGCGTCCAGAAACGATACATATTCCTGGGTAAAGCGATCCAGTACCGATTCTGTCTTTTCCCCAACATGCATATTTCTGGCAGTGGTTACAATCCAGCCGCCCTCGTTACCGTAAGTGTCCCAAGGCTGATTTGCACCGGAAGAATCCCACTTCTTGTCAGCCTCGTCCCAAGAGGTAGCCTTTTTCGGAATGTACTCCCAGTTATATACTTCGCCTATTGAGTTCGTTTCCTGTTCCATTTCCTACCCCCAGAAGTAGTTTTATTCAGTAATCGTGATAGTAAACGTATAGTTAAAAGACATATCATCATCTATACCTTTGGCTGAGAAGTAAGCCCTGTCAAACATTACACCGGAACTGGCTGCATTGAACAGTCCAACTTCGGCAATGCTAACGGATAAGCCTGATTTCTGTGGTATTGAACCAGTGAATGTCAGCTCTCTTGTTGAGGCATCCCACACTCCCTCAATCTCTGTACGATAGACTTCTGCACCAAGACGGGTCATATTGTAGGTCGTCTCTGAGCCGTCCGTACCAAAAGCAAGGTAAGAAATGGCTGGGGAACGTGATGTTTTATTGGACATCAGGTTAGCTATCCAGTCAAATCCGCTCTTCACGATCATATTGTGCTTTTCCCAACAGGTAATCTCTCCTGTCTTATGATTGATTATCTGTCCATAAAATTTTCCACTCAAGTTCATAAGGGTTCTCCTATTTTCCTGTTAATATAATACTGGTCGAAACTGCCAACAGGAGTAGCTTCAATCGTTTCGTATGACTCAAAGTTACCATAGTCAGCGAAAAAGTAAAGTATTCTTTCGGTCGTTGTTTGGCTAATTCCGATGGTTATAAAGTCCACAGCTGCTGCATGCTTGAAGTCTATTACTATGTCTTTGTGGTCAGAACTTCTCATATAAAGCTTTCCGTTGAATGCATAGAGCTTCATGTATGCGTGGGTCTTGCTGTTGATAAGTGTTAGAATGTTGATGTCGTCTTCCGATTCGTCCGTTACTTTAAGCTTAAGCGTCAGGTAATAAACGTCAGGAATAGCAAGCCCCGAATCGTAAATAAGTTTGGTCGTATCCGTAAGTGTTAAGCCTGGGGTGATACGGGAATCCTCATAGCTGATATTGTATTCATAAGACGGATAGATCTTCTCTTTGATGTCGTTCGTGTAATTATCATAAGGGAAGCCGTAGAGAGCTGTATAATCATCAGGCTGTCTATACTTCATGATAACTGTCTCAATCGTGCCGTCCGAATCGAGGCTCTTTGAGTTAATCCAGGAAATGTGGGCTTCTGTCTGGGTGTATCTGTAATGTAAGTCTTCCCATGTTAGACGACTACCATAAGAGAATGCCTGTGTTTCGAGCCAGTTTCTTGCCCGAGTTTCTTTGTTTAATACGACTGGGAAATAGTGTTCGGCTCTGGTTACTTCTTGTTTCATTACCAAGGCTTTATCAACGTATTCAAGCGGCTCGAACCCGTAAGTAATGCCTGGGAAGCCCTCTGCACCGTTGTCCAGTTCAAGGATAACGTTTCTGTTTGAGAAGAGCTCTGTGTCAGGGTGCGTGTATCTTGGGTTCTCACTATACAGTCCGGCACTGCTGCAAGCCTTAATACAGAACACCGAATCGGCAGTGGCTGGCATTAAGATACTGGTGCTGTTCCCTTTCGCTCTGGCTACAAGAATCGCAGAGTTCCAAGCATTACCCTGTCTAATCTCATACTCAACGTCAGTCCCCTCTACTTGTGTCCAGTCAAAACGGATACGGTCTTGTGAAGTGGTGGCATAGAAAGCTGGCACATCATCTGGGGCATATACAGTGGTTGACAGGTAGGCTGGGATCATACTATAGAACCCACGATAGTTTTTTGCACAAACCATATAGTAGTGGGTGTCAGCGTCTGAAATCGTGGTAAATAAGGACGTCCCAGAGAAGTCGGTTGTGATGACTG